CCTTTCCATCAGCAGGCAAGCAATTAGAAAAGGTTTTGAGTTTATACCATGCTAGGAGCTACGAGAACCCCTCTATTTTAGATTTTAAGAGGGATGAACGGTAAAATGTACCAGGTAAGAAAATAAAGCGATTATGGGGCTTATAAAGGATATTGATTAGATAATCTTCTCAAAAACCATTGTGGCTTGGATACGGTCACCACCGCCTAGTCCTTTGCTTCCGCCATTGGCAGTAGTGATAGTATGCAGGCGATAACCTTTTGAAGCTTGTTTATTGATAACATCTTCTAATTCTGTAAGGTTTCCTGATCCAGTTCCGAAAAACTTTTCTTTCAAAGTTACCTGAAGGACAACGTAGTGTAGTCCATTTACTCCAGATGCGGTAGAAAAACTACCTTCTTGTTTTACAGTATCAAAAAATCCCATGGGGCTTACTCCTTTTCTTTGTCTCTCTCAGATAGTTTTTGAACTAAATCAAAAGCTATTTTTTTATCATAGTCATTTAAAGAAATATAGTTGATTAAAATATCTGCAAAATTTGTATTGTTCTCTTTATCAGCATTTATTAGTTCTTCAATTGTAAACATATACGATGGGATATGATTAAGCAATCCTTTTCCAAAATTGTTATACTTTACAGGATTATTTATATGTTCTTCAACGTTTTTGTACGCTGAACTAAGTTCATTTATTTTTTCAATATCTATATCATTAAGTAATTTTTTAAATTCGTTACTTTGGAGTATTTTTAAAATATTTTGTTCATCTTCATGTCCTAATAAGTGGCCAACACTTACTCCAAAAAAATTAGCTAGTTGTTGAGCTTTTTCAGGTTTGATCTGACGTTCACCTTTTTCCCAATAAATATATGTTCTTTTTGTTACACCTATTTCATCAGCTACTTCTTGCTGAGTCATTCCTATTTTTCCATTATATTCTTTTTTTAATCTCAATTCTTTTAACTTATTACCCATATTAAAAACACCTTTCAAAAACATTTTACCACTTTTTAAAAAATTGTTGCAAAAAAAATTCAACTTTTTTAAAAAAAGTATTGACAATGAACAAAATGTGCAATATAATGATGTTGTCAACAAGATGTTGAACAAAAATTACACCAAAACACTTTTCAATCTATTGTGGTGAAAATTTTAGAGAGGAGTTAAGAAAATGAAAAATAACATGCGATTGTTATTAGCAAAGCAACGTAAAAAAACAGCTGATGTAGCAGAAGCTACAGGAATTTCTAAAAGTACGCTAACGGCATTATATTATGAACGTGCTAAAAGTCCTACACTTGATACATTAAAAAAAGTATCTAGTTACCTAGGTGTTACGATTGATGAATTCCTTGATGTAAAAGAATAGAAAGGAGAGTCCCAATTACAGTATTAGTTTATATTTACAAATTTCTTGTATGGTGCCTTACCACTGGAGATTGATAAACGGAATTAGTTAATTATTTACTAGATTATTTTGCTTGCTACCTATGGCAGTATCAAGGGTTTGTAGGGGTTTATTCTCTCCTAAATTTTCCCTACCTCAATGATTTACTTTGGTACTGTTTTAGGTGGCAAGCACGAGCAACAAGAAGAAAGGAGCGAACCAATGGAATTGGTTTATATGGACGGCAAGAAAGAGCCGTATACTACGAGCGAGATTATTGCTGAATGTGCTGAAGTACAGCACCATACTATTACACGCTTAGTCAGAGACAATAAAGCTGACTTTGAAGCGTTGGGAATACTTGGATTTAAAATCCATAAATTAGATAAGAGAGGGCAACCGAAAAAAATCTATCTTCTGAATGAACAACAGGCTACTTTGCTGATTACTTATCTGAAGAATACCGAACCAGTACGGCAATTCAAAATGAACCTAGTCAGAGCCTTCTTTGAAATGCGTGATGAACTTTCTAAACGTTATCTTCAAAGAGAACTGGAAAAGCCAAAGCGCAAGACCTTAACCGAAGCTATTCAAACGTGGGAGAAAGCCCCCAAGCATGCCTATAGTACACTTACAAACTTACTACTAAAGGGAGTGACAGGGAAGAATAAAGCGCAACTCATGCAAGAGCGAGAAAGTAAGAACGGCATTGATGGCTTGACAAGCGCAGAACTGACAAACTACCAACGTTTGGAAGATATGGCAATAGCTATGATTAACTTGAATAGGGGGTATTCAGAAATTAAGGAATTAATTTTTAAAGCATAGGAGTATAGAAAATGGAAAATGAATTTAAGACAGTTACAAATGCCAAAGGGTTAGAAATTCCTAAGTATTCCAATGATTTTAAAAAGCTAGTTGAGAAAGACAGATCACTAGCCGAATATATTTGTATGAACTACGAGAACTTGGACAGTGAAGACCTGGGCGCATTTCTTGAAACAGTAGAACAGGGAATCAGTTGGATTCTAGATCTTATCGAAAGTAAAGACTTGCTTTATAAACCAAAGTCAGGTAGTAATCATGCAAAAAGAAAATAAAAAAATCACTTGCTCAAATTTTAGACGAGGCGAGCAAGCGACAAGATTAAGGATATAGAAATTTTTTCTATGCTCTGATTATAGCAAAAAATATCTATTCTATCAAATATCTAAAGAAAAACCGAAGAGCAGGCAAGCAATTAGAAAAGGTTTTGAAATCAAGAGCTGACAGGGTGATTCTAAGGCCTTGTTTAGCTGAAAGATGGGTAATTACTCATGAAACACCGCTACAAGCGTTCGCCAACTTGGAGCAATCGCCCAGCGTTTGGAGTGGTGAAATTATCCTGTATAAGAAACAACCATTAAAAGCCCATCAAGGCAATCACACAAACAAAGAAACAGAGGTAAAAAACATGTTAGCGGATAAATTAGAAGCTATTTCAACAGAATTAGAAGAAATCCAAGGAAGTCTTACAGGAGTTAGAAATATCATAGCTAAAAGAGCAATCAGTAGGGTATTGAATGACTTGGATGATGTTTATAATGAACTAACTAGCACAGAATACCATGAACAACAGCAAACGCTAAAGGAACAAACAGAGAAGATGAAACAGAGGGTGATTGCTGAGGTAATAGGTGAACTAGAAGAACGAGAAGAGTCTTATTACAGAAATTTTTGGGGTGATACTAAATTTATAAAGCTACTTTCCAACTTTGATGGATTTCTTTTCTTAAACACTTACCTAGCTGAGATAACTAAAGAAAATACCCACCCAATGGAACAAAGCCAATTATTGAATTATGTATGGGAAGTCATAGCGGTTGATATCGCAAAGAAAAAACGAGGGAAAAAGAACGTTTTGGATTCATGGACAGACTCATCCTTATATACTCGTGGAATGATGATTGATTAGGAGCAATAAAATGACACTAGACTTAGACAACATGACACAAGCAAAATTTGATAATCAAATGGCTGAAATTAAGGAGAAACGCCCAAACCTCCTCCAGTTTATCTCTATTATGGGCGGTATATCCAACTTGGAATGGTTAGTAAAGGGGACTAAGTATGTTTAGTTTGAGTAAAGAAAGCGAAAACGATTTAACCAATAGAATAAGCACAGTAGTAGAAAACTATCTAGCAGTTCGAGAAAGACCAAAACCACGACTAACTGGTTTAATGTCAGCACAGGAAGCCATGGACGAGTTAGACATAAAATATAAAACCTTGCAGAAGTGGGAAAGTGCAGGACTAAGACGGTATCAACCACCGCTAGAAGATACAAGAAAAGTTTATTACAAAGTTACTGACATTTTGAAGTTCCTGGGGGTGGATGATGGCAAAGACTAAAGTATATTTTTGGTTGAAAGTTGATAAGAAGTTTTTTGATAATCTTTTTATTAAACGACTTAAACAAATGCCAGGTGGCTACACTATGACGGTTATTTATATCCGTCTTATGTTGGAGAGTTTAGAAGATGACTGCATTTTGTACTATGAGGGATATTTTGATAATTTGGTACAGGAACTAGCTTTAAAATTGGATGTGTCCGAGGATGATATAAATATGACAGTCGCATATTTTACAAAATGTGGACTAATTCAGATTGATGATGATGGACATGCTACATTATCGCAAGCAAAAGCCATGGTTGAGAGTGAGACAAACTGGGCAAAATACAAGCGAGACCAAAGAAAAAATAGTCAAAATTTACCAAAATTGGAGAATGTCCAAAATAAAAAGACTATTTCCAACTCATGTCCAACAGAGATAGAGATAGAGTTAGATAAAGATAAAGAGTTAGATAAAGAGTTAGATAAAGAATATATATTGTCAGGAAAACCTGACTTTACTTTCCCTGATTGGCTAACACCAGAAATGATTGAAGAAATTACAAAAGGCAAGCCAGAAAGGTATTTAGTTAGAATTCCTCTTGCTTATTTTAATCATTCTGTAGGAAAAAATTATAAGTATCTCGAGAAGAATCTAAAACATATAATGGCACGATTCAATGAAGGGTATACACTTGAAGATTTTAAACAGGTGATTGATGTAAAAACGGAAGAATGGAAAGATAATCCTGAGTTCTTTAAATATTTAAGACCTGAAACACTATTCGGTTCTAAGTTTGATAGTTATTTAAATCAAAAACCTAAAATTTCTAAAAGTAAGCCAGACAATAACTTTCCAGATCTACCATTTTAGGAGTTAAAAAATGCAAGATAAATTTTTTAAAGAATACAACAACAGAAAGATATCTGAAAAAGTATGTGAGATTCACCAGGTAAACTACTGGGAAATCTCAATACCTGTACGAGGAAGCAAGGAACGAAGTTTGCTAGAATTTTGCCCTGAATGTGGGCAAGAGGAAATTGAGCAAAAAGAAAAAGAACTGGTAAAGGAGTTTAAAGATAGGCAAGAATATTTTAAAACCTATGATGTCTTAATGCGTGAAAGTATGATCCCGAACGAGTTAAAAGGTGCAACGTTCGATAATTTTACTGTTAACACAACAGAAGAACGGCAACTATTAGACTTTGCTAAAGGGCAAGTTGAAAAGTACCTAAATGGTATGACAGGTAATACTTTAATAAGTGGAAGTACAGGTATAGGGAAAAGTCATTTATCTCTTGCAATGGCAAAAGAAATAAATGAGAGCTTCAAAGAAAAGAATGATCCTAAGAGTGTTTTATTTGTAAGTCTAACTGAAATTATAAAGCAAATAAAAGAAGGTTGGCAGTATGGTAAAAATGCTAGTTTAACGGAACATGAAGCAGTAAAGAAACTAATCAATGTAGATTTTCTAATCATTGACGACCTGGGGGCGAAAAATAGCACAATTAGTCCTAAGAGCGACTGGGAACAGGATTTTCTATTTGATATTATCAATAATCGAGAAACTACAATTTTTAACACGAATCTAGACAGTAGCGAACTAAGAACAGTTTATAATGCTAGAAATTCAAGTAGAATATTGAAGGGATTAGAGGATAATGCTTTTAAGGCTTTCACTATCAAAGATAAACGATACACAATAAATAAATTTAAAGGAGAGATAGTTTAATGAATGTAGACGGAGTGGGATTTGCAACAGAAAAAGGGTTTGTTGTTTATGAAAAATGTGGTATAATTGAAATAGAAAAAGTTCCAAAATTTGGAGAAATTACTTTATTCTATTCAGATGGGAAATTTACCCATCTATGTAAGAAAGAAACAAAAAAATAAAGTCTATTGAGAAAAACTCAGGGACATACCGAAAGCAAATAGTGCTAGTGGTATGTCCCTTTTTGTTTGCATTGAAAGGGGGTGAGTATTATGGCAGGAGATACTTCTTTAGGGTATGTTGTAGCAGATAAATTTTCCATGGATCCAAAGAAAAGACAACAAATATTTGCAAAGTGCAAAAAAGATGATGAAAACTTAGAAAAACGGAAAAAAGAAATACTAGAAAAATATGCTGACAAACAAGACAAATCAAGATCTAGAAAAAATGATTCTAAAAGCTCGAAGAATTATAAAGGAAAAGCTAAGAGCAAAGAATTTTAGAAAAAATTACAAACAAAAATCAGATATAAAAAGATAAAGGAGGGGGAAATGAGCTTAACTAGTGATCTAGCAAATGAAATTGCTAAAACTTTAGAAGCTTATTCTGAAGAAGTGGAAGAGCAGATAGATTTGATTGCTGAAGAGGTTACAAATGAAGCTGTGAATGAATTGAAACTAACAAGCCCCAAAAAATATGGGAAGTATGCGAAAAATTGGCGCTTTAAGAAAAATTCTAAAGGTTCTTTTGTAATCTATAATGCAGATCCAACATATAGATTAACTCATTTATTAGAACATGGACATGTATTAAGAAATGGGGGACGTAGCAAAGCAATTCCTCACATAAAACCAGTAGAGGAAAAAATAAAAGAAAAATTTGAACAAAGAATAAAAAATATAGGTAAATAATCTTGTAAGATAAAGGAGCAAAAAATGACAACTAACTTAGCTAAAAAAAAAGAAAATCTAGAAGCTTATATCCGAAGTACAGGTTATAACACTAGAGGGATGAATGTAGAAAATAATCATGTACTCATTGAAAAACCAATCCTTGATAGTTACGAAGATGAACATCAACGTAAAGAACTGGTTGATCTAGTAAATGTTATTGAGACTCGTACCCGTGGCGGGAAGTATGAAGTAACTGACTTTGAATCTGATTCATTGCAAGAAGTTAGCGAAAATTCGGTTGAGAGAACAGAAGCAGATAAAAAGAAAACTATCAGCGTTGATTACTTAGTTAAATTATTCAGTGGAAAACTTGATTTTTCACAGGAACAATTAGACGATGGTCAATATAATTTAACGGATTTTCTTGGTAAGAAGATTATTAAATTAAAACGTAGAACACGAAATAGAGAGATTGGGAAAATTCTCCAAACTGCGAAAGTGCAGACTGTTACAAGTATGGACGACTTGAAATCTATTGTTTCTTTAATCAATCCAGAGCGCAATGTATCTATGGTTGTTAGTCAATCACTATTTAGTGTCTTAGAAAAAATGAAAGACACATCAGGAAATTATCTTCTTAAAGTTGATAAAGAAACAGGGACCAGTGAAACATTTTTTGTAGATAACTTTTTAATTGTAGATGATACAACATTAGGGAATAAAGGTGACAAAAAAGGCTTTATCGGAGATCTAGAAAACTTTGTTACTTTGTTTGATCGCAAGAAAGATACACTTAGTTGGGTGAATGCGAATGACTATTTTGGAAAACGGTTGTTTTTACATACCCGATTTGATGTAAAAAAAGTTGAAGAAGATTGTGGTTATTTTATTCAATGGAACTAGGAGAAAGAAATGGATATTAATCAAGTATTTGAAACACTGGATGATCTAGATAATAAAAAAAGTAAGATTAATTCAGCACGAGAACAGTTAAGCGAAAAAAGAAAGAGTCTTTTAGGCAATCAAACAGTTTCATTTGAGAATATAGATTCTTTTTTGTCAAATAACTTAGAATCTTTAGAGCAACTGGAAAAGATGGAAAAAGCTATTAATAGCCTTCAGGAAAAATTTGATAGTGATTTTTCAGAAGCTAATGCAGTCATCTTTGAATACATTTTTAAAGAAACTAAGCAACGGATGGAAACTAAGAAGATCTATAAACAATACCGGAAGAAACTTAGACGAATTCTGGACGCATATGATGAAATTCAAGAACTAAAGAAGGATGTGGAAGAAATCCATACAGGTGTAGTCAGAGAAATAAGTCAGAAACATTCTCTATTGCTATATCGAACGGAAGTAAGTCCGCTTACTGTCCTACCATTCTTAACCCCTGATAATAGTGGATGGATGAATTTTTCTAAGGAATATCGGGATATTAAAGAGTATTTAGAAAAATAGGGAACAAATTAAGTAAGGCTAGTGATATATGGCTGAAACAGAAGAAATATCGCTAGTCCTACTTTTATGCTTTACTAAGTTTCACATAACAAAGTAAGCATAAACTGAAAAGAAGTAATAGCTTGAAAGCAAGATATATCAGGGGTTTACAGAATGGAGTGAGTTTCACAGAATGTAAGATATGAGAAACTGGAGTATAAATTAGAGGGGAATCCCTTTGAATTGTAGAATTGCAAGTTAAGAAAAATATAAATTTTAAGTGGAGGTACTTAGTTATGTATGAGCTAAGTAAGAAAGACCTGGATGGTATTGATATTGAGTTAGAACGATATAGAACGCTTGATAATAAGATATATCTTAGAAGACAGGAGTTGATACATAATAAGAAATATAGCGACGCTGAGTATATCAGAGGTCAAGGAAAGAAAGTGTCAAGTCCTACTGAAGCAACAATCATTAGAATTGAAGGAGACCAAACACTTAGATATTTAGAAGGCTTTAAACTAGTAGTAGAAACTTTGATGGAAAATTTGATTGAGAGTGATCTAATAATTTTTAAAATGAGATTCTTAAAAGCTGGTGTGACCTGGGAAGAAGTTGCAGAGGAATTAAATAAGCCTGCTCGTTATGTATATGGTCGAAGAAAGGTAATTGCTAAAAGATTTGTAGAACTTAAAGGATATTGAGTCCCCCCCACCTTTTAAAAAATCTTTTTTGCTATTTGGGTACCGGTGAAGGGAACTTTTTCCAAGTCGGCCCCTTCCAAACAAAAAGGGGATAAAAACTTGTTGATTTATAAGATAAGAGTTATTTTTTAAAAATCACTTAATACAAGATAACATATCATAAAAAATAAGAATTAAAGAAAAATCATATCTCAAAGTATAGAAGATAGGGTTGATAACACAATTCTTTGAAGAATTATTTAAAAAATCAAGGTATTGAAAAAAATATTTCTAAAATAAATAAATAAATTAATACACGTAATGAGTGTTTTATGATATACTGGAATAGTGTATAGAAAATTAATCTATATATAAAAATAATTTTATAATTTAGTGGCGAGAACTGAGGTCGATAATTGATTAAATATCAATGTTACCATGGTACTGGCGAAAGTAATTCTAAACAAATCCAATCTTCTAAGGAATTTAAATTCAAGTATCGATCGAATCATTGGTTAGGTCAAGGAGTTTATTTTTTTATTAATGATTATGATAAGGCTGAATGGTGGGCGAAGCATAATCGACCTAATAAAGAAACAAGTCCAGTAGTACTAAAATGTGAGGTTGAACTGAAAAACTCAGAATTATTAGATTTAAATACTGAGAGAGACCTTATCAAACTTGATGATTTTGCTAAAGATTTCTTTGAATCCTTGAAAAGAGAGAAAATAACTATCAAATTTAAAGATATACATGAAAAAAATTGTAAAGTAATTGATATGTTTTTGGAAAAAAACAAGGGATATAAAGCAGTTCATAGAACCTTTAACTCAACTAAAACAAGTTTGAAGGAAAACGGTGCCGGCTTTAACTTATTATCTGATCAGTTGTGTATTGTTGATCAGAGTGTAATCCCGTTTGAGAATATAGAATTAATTCGATTGGTACATGAAGGAGGTAAAATATGTTAAGTAGAGAACAATTAATAGAGCTTTTAAAAAGTGCAGATGTTCATTTTGAAGTAGACCAAGAAGAGCCATTTGTTATATATAGCAATGGACAAATTGAAAAATACGAAGAAACTCAATTACCAAGTGGATATTTATCTAATTTGAATCAAAGCATATATCCAAAGATAAAAACTAAAGTTAGTGTCGAACAAATCAACTTTGAATTTTTTATTAAATCAAAATTGGGTAGTAACTCTGCAAATATTAGAAATATAGAAATGAATAAATTAGGTGATGCTGCATGAGCATAGATAGTGAATTAATTTTAAAAAATGTTAGAGTCAAGTCTTTAAATTATTCAATTAACGAGGCAATTGATTTGTCTGAGATAAAAGATGTCGATATTTTGATATCACCAACACCTAAATTAGCTAAAGATGATATCCATTCAGGTGTTGTAGAATTATCAGTTGAATTATTTGATGAATTTTATATAGAAAACAATAAACCTTTTCATATTGAAATTGTTGTTCAAGGGATGTTTACTGACTCTGATCAAACATCAAATATGAACGTTTTTGAAAAGTATTTCCCGAATATGATTAGCATTCTATATCCATACATCAGATCATATATATCAGCTACAACAGGGATGTTTGGGATTCAAAATGTACAGATTCCGGCAATCAACGTTTACGATCTTATGCAAAATCTATCTAAATCTAATAATACAAAATAAGATATTCAATACAAAAAGGTTTGTAAACTCAATTAGTATTCTTCCCTATCATAATATAAAACCTTGGAAAATTTCTAGGGTTTTTCTTTTGTTTTAACAATAAGTATATAGTAGTATTATGAACGCTGACTTTACATGAATCGAAAAAACTAAACTAGGCTTTGAAAATTTGGTAGAAGTAGTTTATAGTGTACCGATACTAAAGAATGGATACAAGGTTAAGTTTTGCTTCTATTAGATTTTAAAGTAGAAGATAAAGAAATACTGGATTACATGGTACCAACGAGGAAGTATCGTGATTTAGTGCTTCATTTAGTAGATATGTATATGTTGGAAAATCAATATAGAAAATAGTAATAATTTTGATAAAATAATAAAACTTATCGCTTTATAAGGGTAGCAATTATAGATATGCTATAATGAGAAGAAGGAAGGTATACCATGAGAATTAATAAAGTTGTAGGTCAAAATAGACTAGGAAACTGTTTAATTCTTTACTTAGATCCAGAATTAGACAAGGGGCTTAATGGGACTATTGTCTGTCGAAAAATAAGGTTAAAAGGTTTTGAGTACGATACTGTTCACTCGTTTGATTCTAAGTATATGATTGCTTTTGAAAGTGATTCTGATGATAATTTTATTGGTGAAATAGTTGAATATGAATAAGATGTGTAATTAGGTTAAGGGCTGGTGAAATAGTTACCTATTAAATAGGCATAAAAAAAGCACTTTTAAATAGTGCTAGTTTCTTGCCTGCTGAACTCATTTAAAAAGTAGAGTTTTATGTTCAGTGATTTGTGGAGTAAGGAAGAAACTCCAAAACATTTAAAAGAAACAAGAAAAACCTTAACACCCTATTATCAAGCATTAAGAAGTAATAAAGATACTTGCTGAATACTTAAAAAAGTGATACAACAAGATGCTTTAATTTTAAGATATATGATACAGAAAGCCTACAACAGTGGGCTTTTTGTTTTATACTTTGATCATGATTTTTCCTATTTCACAATAAAAAGTATATAGTGTTTTTTTCTTATATAAAAAGTAAGTTGTTTTAACAGTAATTAATATAAAAGAAAAAAATAGAAAAAATTTTTTATAAAAAATAATTCAAACCAGTTGACAAGCGTCAAAAAGTAGGTATAATAGAAAGAGTTGACAAGCTCAGGGTCCGTTGGTCAAGGGGTTAAGACACCGCCTTTTCACGGCGGTAACACGGG